ATAGTAACATTGGTTATTCAATACCTGCAAATACAGGAGAAATGTTATTTGGTGCAAGAACACCATCTAGTCCTACTAATTTCTTAAATGGTAAAATGAGTCAAATAGGAATATGGAACTCTACACTAACTTCTGATGAAGTATCTTCTTTATACAATCACGGATTACCTATTGACTTAACGACAGACCAAGCAGCTTATGCATCTTCATCTAACTTAGTAGGTTATTGGAGAATGGGTAGTGGTACACTAGATTCTTACCCATTAATAGCAGACCAAACAAATGCTACTTTAGGTAGTGAGTTAATAACAAATGGTACTTTTTCAGATACTTCTAATTGGACTGGACAAGATGGTAATATTTCTTTATCAGTTGTAAATGGAGAAGGTAAAGTAACTATGACTGGTGGTTCTAGTTATATGTTTCAAACATTTAATACAATTTCAGGTAAAATATATGAGGGTTCTTTTAATTTTAGAGCAGGAGATAATGTAACAGATGGTTATTTACAACTAAGAAGTGGTAATAATACAGGTTCAGGTTTAACTACTTTTTTTACAGAAGGCGATTATGCAAGTGATGTTAATTGGAGAAGTATAAAAGTTTCAGATGGCACAGGTCTTTTTAGGTTTACTGCCGATAATTCAACGACAACAGTCAGATTGATAAGTAGTAAAACAAGCATACCTGCTAATGCTTATTGGGATAATATAACTATTAAAGAAATAGGTGGCAACCCTGCAATAATGACAAACCAAACATCAAGTGATATTGAGAATGGTAGTCCTTATGCTAATATAGTACAGAATGGAGATTTTAGCGAAGGTTCAACTGATTGGACAATTACATCAGATTGGACTTTAGGAACTAATAAAGTAACTTTTGATGACACACAAACAAATTATATTGCTCAAAATAGTCCATCTATTGTTAATGGTAAATCTTACAAAATACAATTTACAGTATTAGACTGCCCATCTACTGCAAATATTCAAATTTATAATAGGTCGCATAACACTATATTTATTGCTAATGAAAATTGGTCTAATGGAACATATACTCGTTACTTTACTTCTACTGTTGATAGTAATGGTTATGCTATTTGGGGTAATACAAATCTTGATACTTTTGCATTAACTGACATAACAATTACAGAAGTAAACACAGGATTACAAGGATATTGGAAGATGGGAGATGGTACTAATGATGAGTACCCTGTTATCTATGACCAAGTAGACCCTACACTAGGTTCTGAAGTTGTTACTAATGGAGATTTTGCAACTGATTTAAGTAGTTGGACAGGACAAGCAGGTAGAGGTAGTTATTCTTGGGATAATGGTAAAGCAAAAATAACAAATGATGATGCTTCTAGTTATCCTAATTTAAGTCAATCAATAACTACAGTTGTAGGAAAAGTTTATAAAATAACTGCAACAGTTGAAATTGGTACTGCTACTCTTATTGAAGTTAGGGCATATAGTAATAGTAATATAGGTAGTCAGCAATTAACTACAGATGGTACAATAGAATTTTATATTACGGCAGATGATACAGATTTTACATTGCATTTGTATTTATTTGAAACAGGTAATACAGGTCATTATTGTTACTATGACAATGTATCTGTTAAAGAAGTACAAGGAAACCCAGCCACTATGACAAATATGGTAGAGGGTAATATCACTAACCAATATCCACTAACAAAGATTAGAAACTACTATAGAATGGGAGATGGTATATTAGATGGTTATCCTATCATACAAGACCAAACAAGTCCGAATCTTGCACATATACCTACTACCAATCTTTTAACTTATTCAGAAGATTTTAGTAATGCAGCTTGGAGTAAATTAGCTGGTGGTACAGGTAGTTTACCTGCTATAACTCCTAATAACGTTATATCTCCTGATGGCACACAAAACGCAAGTACAATAACTTTTGATAAAGGTTCTGCTACAGGTGGTGGTGATTATAGTTTAATAAGATTAGATTATGGAGGTTCTGATATAAATGGTACTGCTTCAATTTATTTAAAATCAGAAACTAATGTAGATATAGAAATTTCTCCTGATGATACAAATTATCAATCAGTAAATGTAACTAATGAATGGCAAAGATTTAGTATTTATGATGCAACTTCTGATAGATTATCTTTAGGTTTAAGAGGTACAGTACCATCTAACAATACTGCTACTGTATATGCTTGGGGAGCACAATTAGAAGAACAAAATCAAGCTACTGCATACATAAAGTCAGATGGTATAGCAGCAGTAAGAAAATCATCTACTACTAATGAATTTTTATATAGTGAAGATTTTAGTCAATCATCTTGGAATAAATCAGGTATGACTGTTACATCTAACACATCTTTAAATCCTTTAGGTATAAGTGGTTGTTTTCAAATAACTGAAAGTTCAGGAAGTGGTGCTAATTTATACGACAACAATAGTAATTTAACTACAGGTAATCTTTATACTGTTTCTTTTTATGTTAAAAGTAATGGTCAAAGTAGAGATACATTCAGATTAAGAATAGGAAGTAATGAAAGTTCTGTAATGACTGCAACTACAGAATGGGTTAGGTATAGTTATACTGCAACTGCTAATTCAGCAGTATGGGGAATAAGAACTAATGCTTCAGATTTATTAGATGTTTTAATATGGGGAGCACAAGCTGAACAACAAACACAAGCAGAAACGTATGCTAAAACAACAGGATTACCTGTAACAATAGATTTATTTACAGAAAACAACTATGGTACTATGACTAATATGTCTGCATCAGATATAGTAGAAGATACACCTTAAAAAATTAAAATTATGATATATACAACACCAAACACAAGTTTATTGACTGAAGTAGATGCAGAAGGAAATCCTGTATGTGATTTTTCACAAATAGTAGAGGATAGTCCTGCAACTGTAAGAAAGTCATTAGATGGTACATTATTTATTGCTAAATTTATGGGCGAAACTCCATCTTTTTTAGAAGGACTAACTCAATATACTCACGAGGAGATATTAGCAATAGTAAGAGGTTCTGATTGGACAGAAGACAGTGGTATTTAGACTATTAAATAAACATGTAATAATACTATTAACAAACAATTAAATTAAATAAAATGACAAAAGAAGATAATATAGTGGATTTAAATCCAAAACCAGAAAAAATAACTCCTTCGCAACTTGAAAAAGTACAAAAGGCTGTTAGTGATATTAACAGGGTTCAACTAGAAATAGGTAGACTTGAAACTCAAAAACATATGTTAAGTCACGAAACTGTAAAAATGCAAGATGTTTTAAAAGAAATACAGGACGAACTTGAGAAAGATTACGGAACTGTGAATATCAGTATTGAGGACGGAACTATACAATACCCAGAAGATGAGCAAGCTGATAAGGAAGATTAGTATCGGTAAAGATTATAAGAATGACGCCATGCACTATGCCGTTGGGCAAGAAGTGTATGGTGGTCATACTATATGTGATATACTAGAAGAAGACGATAAGTACAGTGTTTATATTAGAAAAGGTAAAGATGTTTTGCCTTGGAAAGACTTTAATAAAAACATGGCTGTATCTGTAGAATACAACTTACAGTATTAATGAAATCAGTTTACAACTTTGTTGTAACGCCTATAAAAAATAGATACAACAATACTAAAGATATAGACGGTAAAGAGCTGATAGTAAATACTGAGATATTCAATCATCAATACGTTAGCAGAGAAGCTATAGTAAAAGCAATACCAACTGTAGGTGAAACAGAAATTAAAGTTGGTGATACCGTAATTGTACATCATAATGTTTTTAGAAGATGGCACAACCAACACGGTATAGAAAAAAACAGTAGGGCTTATATTGATGAAGATCATTATCTAGTACAACCAGATCAAATATTTTTATACAAAAAAAAGTCTGTATTTGATTACCACGCTAAATGGCAAGCAGTAGACGGTTACTGCTTTGTAGCACCAGTGAAATCAACAGACGAGCTAAGTACAGAAAAAGAAAAACCTTTAGTAGGTATTGTTAAATACACAGACGGTACAGTAGAAAAAGGTGACTTAATAGGTTTTAGGCCAAGCTCAGAATATGAGTTTATTATAGATGGTCAAAAGCTATATAGACTACTATCAAAATTTATTACAATTAAATATGAATATCAAGGAGACGAAGAAGAATATAATCCCAAGTGGGCTAGGTAACTGGGCTGTATATAGGCATATAAGAAAAGACAAGAATATTCCGTTCTACATAGGTATCTGTAGCGACAGAAATAGGCCTTATAACAAAAAGGATAGATCTATTTTTTGGAAAAACATTACAAATAAAACAGAATATTTTGTAGATATTTTACTAGACAACTTAACAAAGAAGGAGGCAATACAAAAGGAAATAGAATTTATCAAACTGTACGGCAGGTTGGATTTGCAGAATGGGTGTCTATGCAATATGACTTGTGGGGGAGAAGGAACTGGCTCCTTAAACAAGGAGTTAGAGGATTGCAGAAGAGCTAAAATAAGCGATTCTTTAAAAGGGAGGAAACATAGTGATAAATCTAAACTTAAAATGTCTATTGGGCAAAAAAATAGGGTCACCGTAACTATAGACGGCATAGAGTATAACTCACTTAGACAAGCTGCATTAGCTCTAGGTATACATAAGAACACTGTTAAATCTAGATACTTATGAATATTAAAGAGACAAAAAAAGAAATTATAAAAGCTGGGCAGAGAGCAGTTGATGAATTAATCAAAGTTGCTAAAGAACCAATTGTAGACTCCGATGATGATATATCTGCTGATAGATTAAAAAATGCCGCTGCTACAAAAAAACTAGCAATATTTGACGCATTTGAAATATTAAACAGGATCCAAGAAGAAGAAAACTTATTAGAAGGTAAAGAGCCTGAAGATAAAGTAAAAGTATTTAAAGGGTTTGCAGAGGGTAGGTCAAAGTAATGTACGAACAAAATTTAGTTAAAATAGTTGAGCCAGTTAAAATTAACACAATAAAAAGGCTTAATAAAAAAAATAAATGGGAATATGGATATAATAAAGAACACGATATTGTCGTTATATCAAAAACTGGGAAGATTGGTGAAATACTTGAGATACAAAATCTGCGAATCGCGCTGCCAAAAGAACCAGTGCAAGTGTTCTCTAATGAACTAAAAAAGTGGCAACAATTTGAATATCCAAAAGAACTAGCAAGACTTAAAAATATATTTGACTGGAGAGCATACCCTGAAGAAAAGAAAGTGCAGTGGTATGATTATATAGATGAAGAGTTTAAAAGACGTGAAGAAGGTTTCTGGTTTAATAACAACGGTACACCAACATATATAACAGGTACACACTATATGTACTTGCAATGGAGTAAAATAGATGTAGGTGCGCCTGATTTTAGAGAAGCAAATCGACTATTTTTTATATTCTGGGAAGCTTGTAAAGCCGACAAAAGATGTTACGGGATGTGCTACCTTAAAAATCGTAGGTCTGGATTTTCTTTCATGTCTTCAGCAGAAACAGTTAACCAAGCTACATTAGCAAGTGATAGTAGGTTTGGTATACTCTCTAAAACAGGTGCAGATGCTAAAAAAATGTTTACAGATAAAGTTGTTCCAATTAGTATTAACTATCCGTTCTTTTTTAAACCGATTCAAGACGGTATGGATAGACCTAAGTCTGAGCTTGCTTATAGGGTTCCTGCAAGTAAGTTCACGCGTAAAAAGATTACTGCAAACGAACAGCAGGAAGACTTGGTTGGACTTGATACTACTATTGACTGGAAAAATACAGGTGATAACAGCTATGACGGAGAAAAGCTACAGCTGTTAGTACACGATGAAAGTGGTAAGTGGGAAAGACCCGATAATATATTAAATAACTGGAGAGTTACAAAAACATGTTTACGATTAGGTAGTAGGATTATAGGTAAATGTATGATGGGCTCGACATCAAACTCATTAGATAAAGGTGGAGAAAACTTCAAAAAATTATATAGCGCATCCGACGTCACTAAGCGAAACAGAAATGGACAGACAGCGTCTGGTTTATATTCTCTTTTTATCCCAATGGAGTGGAACTACGAAGGATTTATTGATGAGCACGGAAGCCCAGTCTTCAATACTCCGAGTGATGACGTCTTTGACCCCCATGGAGAGTTAATAGACGTAGGTGTAATAGACCACTGGCAAAATGAAGCTGATGGTTTAAAAGGAGATCAAGACGCGCTAAACGAATTTTACAGGCAGTTTCCAAGAACTGAAGAACACGCGTTTAGAGATGAGACTAAAAACAGTATATTTAACTTAGTAAAAATATACGAACAAATAGACTACAATGAAGAAATGTCAAGAACACTAGGTATTTCAACAGGTAGTTTTCAGTGGGTTAACGGTGTAAAAGATACAAGCGTTATATTTTATCCAGATCCACAAGGTAGATTTAAAGTAAGTTGGGTACCACCAACACATATACAAAATAAAATTGTATTAAAAAATGGTATCAAATATCCTGGTAACGAGCACATGGGTGCTTTTGGTTGTGATTCATACGATATATCAGGAACTGTAGATGGTAAAGGTTCTAAAGGAGCTTTGCACGGCTTAACTAAGTTTAGCATGGAAGACGCGCCTGCTAATCAGTTTTTTCTAGAGTATATAGCTAGACCACAAACTGCAGAGATGTTTTTTGAAGATGTTCTAATGGCATTAGTATTTTATGGGATGCCTTTACTTGCAGAAAACAATAAACCTCGTCTATTGTATTATTTAAGAAGACGTGGCTACAGGGGTTTTAGTATGAATAGACCTGATAAAGTTTGGAATAAACTATCAACTGCAGAAAAAGAAATAGGTGGTATACCAAACTCTAGCGAAGATATTAAACAAGCTCATGCTGCGGCTATTGAAATGTATATACAAAATCACGTAGGTATGAATGCTGAAGGTCAATTTGGTAGTTGTTATTTTAACGAGTTGTTAAACGACTGGGCTAAATTTGATATAAACAAAAGAACGAAACACGATGCTTCTATAAGCTCTGGTCTTGCAATAATGGCTTGCAATAGACATTTATACAGACCAAATGCTGTAATAGAAAAACCAAAACTAAATATAAGTATTGCTAAATATTCAAACAATGGTAATATGTCAAAAATAATTAAACAATAAATATGGCTGTAAGAAGTTATTTCCCATCTCAAGTTGTAAGTGACGTTGAAAAAATGAGTTACGACTATGGTTTAAAGGTAGCTAAAGCTATTGAAGCCGAGTGGTTTCATACTGAAAAAGGTAGCAATAGATATAGAACAAATCATAACAACTACCATAACCTTAGATTATATGCAAGAGGTGAACAATCAATACAAAAATACAAAGATGAATTATCTATAAATGGTGATTTGTCTTATTTAAATTTAGACTGGAAGCCAGTACCTATTATACCTAAATTTGTTGATATAGTTGTAAATGGTATTGCTGAGCGTACTTACGATATAAAAGCATATTCACAAGATCCATATGGAGTAGAACAACGTACTCAATATATGGAGTCTATGTTAAAAGATATTAGGTCTTCAGAAATAAATGATTTTGTTCAAGAAACAACAGGCATAAATTTATATGAAAACGATCCAAATATACTACCTGGTTCTGAAGAAGAATTAAAGCTGCATATGCAGTTAACATATAAACAAGCTGTAGAGTTAGCTGAAGAACAAGCTTTAAACGTTTTAT